AAGGATTAGATGCTTTAGATTCTAATAAAAAGCCAAATGAATATGCACAAATGAAATCTATTATAAAAGATTCTGATTTAAAGAAAATAGCTTTAGAAAGAAAACTTTTAGGAATGGCTGCAATGCAGGTTGTAATGGAAAAGAAACAAGTTAAACAAGTTCTTCATTTCCCTATGCATACATTAAGAGCAGAAAAATGTAATGATAAAGGACAAATAGAAAATTGGTATTATCACCCTGATTGGACTAAAAAGAAACCAAGTGAAGAATTAAAACGCATTCCTGCTTTTGGTTTTGGTAACGGAAATGAAGTTGAACTTTATATTTTACACCCATACGTTTCAGGATTTGACTATTATAGTCCAATAGATTATTCTGGTTCTTTGCCTTATGCTTTGCTTGAAGAAAACATTGCAGATTATCAAATCAATGATTGTCAAAACGGTTTTAGTGGAACTAAAGTTATCAATTTCAACAACGGTATCCCTACTGAAGAAATGCGTGATAAAATGAAACGTGATGTACTTGGTAAACTAACAGGTGCAAGAGGCGAAAAAGTTATTATTGCTTTTAATGCGAATGCTGAAAGTAAAACTACAGTTGAAGATTTACCTTTAAATGATGCACCAGCACATTACGAATATTTAAGTAAAGAATGTTTTGAAAAATTAATTGTAGGTCATAGAGTTACATCACCTATGTTATTAGGAATTCGTGAAACAGGTGGTGGCTTAGGTAACAATGCAGACGAAATAAAGACTGCTACACTATTATTTGACAACATAGTAATAAAACCATATCAATTAGAAATAACTGATGCCTTAGATGAAATTTTAGCTATTAATAAAATATCATTAAAGTTATATTTTAAAACAATACAACCTTTAGAATTTGTTGATATATCAGGAATGAACGCAGAAACAACTGAAGAAGAAACTGGTGTTAAAATGTCTAAAATTTGTTGTTCAATAGAAACTGATTTAGATGATGCTATTGCTGATGAGTTAATTGCTTTAGGAGAAGAACCAAATGAAAAATGGATTTTAATTGATGAAAGTGAAGTTGATTATGAAAATGATGATTCTGAAAATGAATTATTAAATAAAGAACAAAAACAAAGTCTTTTATCCAAAATATTTAATTTTGTTAGTACAGGTACTGCTAATCCAAATGCAAAATCAGAACAAGATGAAATTATAGATGGAGTTAGATTTATAACTCGATATGTATATTCAGGTCAAACTTCTTCTAAGAGCAGAAAATTTTGTCAGAAAATGATTGCTGCAAGTAAAATATATAGAAAAGAAGATATTTTAAGAATGTCAAATGAACCTGTAAATGTAGGTTTAGGAAAAAATGGCGAAGATATCTATAATATCTGGCTTTGGAAGGGCGGAAAATTCTGCTATCATCGGTGGAATAAACAAGTATATGCAAGTTTTGAAGGAGTTAACATAGATGTTAATTCACCAAGAGCAAAACAAATAGCAAGTAGAAAAGCAGAAAAATATGGTTATGTAGTTAAAAATGATTCATTAGTTTCTACAAGACCAATAGACACACCAACAAGAGGAGCATATAAAGATTAAAGTTATAAAGTTGGAATAGGATTGTAAACAAAAAAGAAATACTTTTATTATTATTAAAAAAATATATAAGTATGGAAATTTGGAAAAAGATTATCGGTTTTGAAAAACAATATGAAATTAGTAGTATTGGTAATTTAAGAAGTATTGATAGATTAGTAGACCATTATAGAGGTGGTAAAAGATTATACAAAGGTTCTATTAAAAATACAAGATTAAATGATAAAGGTTATTATAGATGTAATCTTAAAAAAGATGGAAAAAGATATGATTTTACAATTCATAGATTAGTTGCTATTGCTTTTTTAGATAAAGCTGAAAATAAAGAAATAATTAATCATATTAATGGAATTAAATCTGATAATAGAATTGAAAATTTAGAATGGTGTACTGCAAGTGAAAATGTTATACACGCAGTAAAAGAAAGATTAATTAAAACAAAATTAACAGATATTCAAGTTTTAGAAATTTTAAATTCTAATTTAAGTAATAGAAAGTTAGCTAAAATTTATGGTGTAAATAGCACTATTATTTGGAGAATTAAAAATAGAAAAGCATACAAGCATTTATAAAAATATTAACATATGGCACAAGGATTATTTATTTCAACAAATGATATAGTTAAATTTACTGTTTTAAATGGTAATTTAGACCCTGATATTTATACTCAGTATATTTTTCAAGCACAGCAATTACACATTCAGAATTATTTAGGAACTAAGCTATATAATAAGATTAATGATGGTATTGTAGCAGGTAATTTAGCAGCACCATATACAACGCTTTTAAGCGTATATATTAAACCAATGGTAATACATTGGGCTATGGTAGAGTTTTTACCTTATGCAGCTTATAAAGTATCAAATAAAGGAGTATTTAAACATAATTCTGAAAATAGTACAACAGTTGAAAAGAATGAAATTGATTTCTTAATTGAAAAAGAGCGTGATGTTGCACAAAGTTACACTAATCGTTTTATTGATTATATGACTTTTAATCAAAGTTTATTTCCAGAATACAATTCAAATTCAAATGCTGATGTATATCCTGATAAAGACGCTAATTTTGGTGGATGGGTTTTATAATTATGGAAAAAGTAAAAGAAACATATAAACCTAAAGAAAGTAATATTAAAAAATTACAATTATTTCTTAGTAAATTAAACAAAGAAAATGGCAAATAGTATAGATTGGGGACAAGGAGCAGTTAACAACGCTATTGGTTGGGGACAAGGAGCAATTAATAATATAATTGGTTGGGGTTCTGTTCATTTATTAAGTTGGTCTGGAGAAACAGATATAGTAGGTTCTCCAGTTCCAAATTTAATAGTTAATTTTAAAAGTATAGTAATTGCTGATTCAGGATTATTTGAAGCAGAAAGTTGTTTAAATACAACATTAACAAATTTAAATAAAATATAATGAGTTTATTAGAAAAAGCTAGTTTAGTACTAACTCCAAATGCATATAAAGCAAGCAAACTATATTCTGTTGTTCCATCAAGTGGATTAGGAGATATGACGGTTACAAGAGCAACAACTGCAACAAGAGTTAATAGTTTAGGATTAATAGAAAGCGTAGCGAGCAATGTTCCAAGATTAAACTATGATGTAGCTGGTGGTTGTCCAAGTATATTGTTAGAACCGCAGAGAACTAATTTATTGACTTATAGTGAAGATTTTATTAATGCTAGTTGGGTGAAATCAGGTGTAACAGTAACAGCAGACACTACGACTTCTCCAGATAATACAATTGATGCTGATACACTAACTTCAAATGTTTCTAATGGATTTATGTCTAAAAGTTTTAGTGCTACAATAAATACTACATATACATTTAGTTTTTGGGTAAAATCTATTTCAAGTTCAGTAAGTTTTGAAGCTGGATTGCTTAATGCTGGTTTTGCATCAGCTTTTTCAGTAAAAACAGTTGTAACTACAAATGACTGGCAAAGAATTGTAATTACTGGAACATCTTTAAGTACTCAAAATGCACTAGCGGTTTTTGGTGGAGGTGGTACTTTTAGTACAAGTGAATCTGTTTACATCTGGGGTGCTCAACTTGAACAAGGAGCATATGCTACCTCATATATTCCAACAGTAGCAAGTACAGTAACAAGAAATGTTGATGACATTGCAAAAACAAGTATTTCATCTTTGTTAAACCCAAGTGAAGGAACTTTTTATGTTGAAGCACAAGCTTTAGCAAATGATTCGACGACTAGGTCTATTACATTAAGTGATGGTTCTGATTATAATCAGATTTCTATTCAATTCTCTAATAATAACCAAATTAGAGTTGATACATATGGTAAAACAGGTCCAACTACAACTACAAATTTTAGGTATAGCTTACCTGTTGCCACTACAGCTTCTTTACATAAAATAGCTATTGTATGGGGACCAGGTGGTATATTCGGTTTTATTGATGGAGCAAAATATACTTTAGGCTATGTGACAGGAACTATTGGTGGCTCGGGAATACCTACTGATTTAACAATCCTATCTTTGAGGGCATACTGGGGAGGTTCTCAATTTTTTTCTAAAACTAAATTAGTAGGTGTTTGGAAAACAGCATTAACAGATACAGAAATGATTCAGTTAACAACTTTATAAAATGAATATATACAAACTAAATTACACAGACAAAGAAACTGCAATAGCTGATTTAATAGCTAAAGAAGTTTATACTGAAGAACTAAACTATGGACAAGGAGTTCACGCTGTTGTTGAAATTGGAAAAATTGTTTTAACTAATGGAACATACGATGAAAATTTCATTGAACTAACCGTTCCTGTTTTTGCTGATGGATATCATTATGATATAATGTGCGAACAAGAAATAGACTTCGGAATAAATGAAGTAGTAGTAAATAACCCTAAACATACTTTCTCAGGATATCAACAAATTATTGAAATATAAAAATATGGCATTAGATTTTGTACATAAAAAAGGAGATACATTTGATGAGGTAAATTTTCAAATGATAATTAATACTGTGGCTTTAAATCTTACTGGTTGCACTTTAAGAATGCAATTAAGAAAAGAATACGGTGGAGTTGTATATTTATCATTAACTTCAGTTTCAAGTGCAGGTATAACAATTACAAACGCAGTAAGTGGTTTATTTAAAATAAACAAACAAATTATAAATATAGATGCTTTTAATTATATTTATGATATCGAATTAATTAAATCAGATGGAACTGTTAAAACATACATAGACGGAGTGTTTTCAATTAACAACGATGTAACAAGATAATATGGAAACAATAGATATAAACGTAACGAAAACAGTTGATAGTGTAAATATAACTGTTACTCCTAATTTAACAACTGTTAATATAAATTCAGTAACTGGACTTGGTAATTCAGCAACAGATATTGAAACACAAGCAGGATTAATTGATGATAAATATGTATCGCCTTTAAAATTAAAAAATTGGTTTACATATATAAAAACACTTGCTCAAAATATATCAGGTTATTGGAGTTTTACAAGTGGATTATTTGCTGATTTTATTCAATTTAATTTAGCTACTTCAATCGATGGAGCAGTAGGAAGATTAAAATGGAATGATACAGATGGAACGTTAGATTTAGGATTAAAAGGTGGGAATGTTACTTTACAAATAGGACAAGAAACGATTGCAAGGGTTGTAAATAAAACATTAACTAATATAAGTTTATTAGAATCTAATTATCAAGTCGTACGGGTCACTGGTGCAATTGGCGGACGTCCTAAAGTAGATTTAGCATTAGCAAATAATGATTTAAATAGTACTACAACTTTAGGTCTAGTAACTGAAACAATATTAAACAATCAAGAAGGATTTGTAACAACAAGCGGGCAAGTTAAAGGAATAAATACAACGGGTAGTTTGCAAGGAGAAACTTGGTTAGATGGAGATATATTGTATTTAAGTGGTACAATTGCTGGTAGAGCAACTAATATAAAACCAGCTGCACCTATTCATACTGTTGTTCTTGGATTTGTTGAATACGCACATATTAATAATGGAAAAATATTTGTTAAAGTTGACAATGGATACGAATTAGAAGAACTTCATAATGTTTCTGCTATTGCTCCATTAAACGAGCAAGTTTTAACATATGAAACATCTACTGCTTTATGGAAACCAAAAGACAAAAGAACATATAAAGTTTACAATGCTTTATTAACACAATCAGGAACTTCAATACCAGTAGCTACTGTATTGGAAAATACACTTGGCGGAACACCTGTTTGGAATATAAGTGCAGATGGAGTTTATAGTGCTACATTAGCTGGTGCATTTCCAATAGCTAAAACATTAATATTAAGTGCTAATGTTAAAGATTATACAGACCACGTTAAATTTTTAGTAAATCCATCTAATTTTGTTTTAATATACACTACAAAAAATGGTGTTCCAAGCAATAATGTTTTAACAAATTGTCCAATAGAAATAAGAGTTTACAATTAATATGAAACTACCACAAATACCACAAGATAAAGCTAATCATTTCATATACGGGTTCTTTATATTCGTTTTAAGCAACTATTTTTTAAATGACTTATATTCTATTGGAATAGTTTTTTTATTCGCTTTAGGTAAAGAAATAAGAGACCAAATAGTTTACAAAGGATTCGATTATAAAGATTTACTTGCAACAATGATTCCATCAATAATTTTACATTTTTTAAAATGAGCAAAGAACAATTAGATATAATATTAAATAAATGGATTTCACGAAAATTATTAGTTTTTATTGTGGCTTGCAGCGGTTTATTTAGTGGACAATTAACTTCTTCTGATTGGGTTATTATAGCAACTGCATACATAGGTATTGAAGGCATTACAAACATAGTTGAAAGATTAAAGAAATAAATAATAATTATTGAACGCCCCCGAGATGACTAAATACGAACAAGAAAGATTTGACAGAGTTGACCAACATTTAAAATTAATGAAATCAGATGTTAATGATGTATTAACTGCTTTAATAGGAACAAATGCAAATGGAAAAAAAGGTTTGATATCTGATGTAAATAAAATAGAAGCAGAAGTTAAATTAATAAAAGTTGAAATAGAATTAATTAAATTAGAAAACAGTAGAAAAGATGTAATTTTTGACCAATTAAAATATGGTTTTGCTGCAGTTTTTGTTGGCTTTGTTGGTATAATATTAAAATTAATATTCACAAAATGAAATTAGATATAAACGGAATAAATTTATTAGTTGAATTAGAAGGATTAAAACTTAATGCTTATAAATGTTCTGCTAATGTTTGGACGATTGGATTAGGAAATACTTTTTATGAAAATGGTTCTAAAGTTAAAGAAGGAGATAAAATAACTAAAGAACGAGCATATAGTTTATTTTATTTAATTGCTTCTAAATTTGAAAAAACAATCAACGATAATTTAAAAGTTAAAATTAATCAAAATCAATTTAATGCATTATTTTGTTTGTGTTATAATATTGGACAAGTTGGTTTTAAAAATAGTACATTATTACGTTTAGTTAATATAAATCCAAATGATGGAAATATAGCTAAAGAATTTTTAAAATGGAATAAAATAAATAAAATACCGTCTAAAGGTTTAACTAATAGGAGAATTAAAGAATCTGCTTTATACTTTACAAAATGAAATACGTAATTATATTAATATCACTATTATTTTTATCTTGTGCTTCAAGAAAAGTTGTAGTTGATAAAAGTTATATTAAAAAAGACAGTGTAACACAAACTTCAACTAATATATCAATAAAAGAAGTTGATGGAACTAAAGTTGAAAATAATATAATTATAGATGAATTTAAAATCATTCCTTTAGATTCTACAAAAGAAATAGTAATTAATGGTGTAAAGTATAAAAACGTTGTTTTAAGCTATAAAAAAACAAAAGACAATAGTTTATACTCAAACAATAAAACTATTCATTACAATCAATCTAAACAACAAAATAACACTGTTTCAACAATAAAAAAAGAAAAGAAAAAAGAAATAGATAAAAAAGCTAATTATTTCGTTTATTTATGGCTTTTATTAATTCCT